TAGATACGATGTATAGAATCGTTAACGTTGGCGTCATTCTTTGCTATTGTTTCCATAGCTGAAGTCGAGTCTCCGCTGTAGGAACACACCAACAGACCCGCCACGCCAGCGGCTATGGCCTTTCCCAATATCTCACGCAGCACGCCTTCCCGGCGTGTCCCTTTTGCGCTCTCGATCACCGCTGCGATCGCAGCCTCCCTCGCATCCTCTCCGGCGATATCTGCCAGCTCCGCCGCTGTAGCTGGTGATACGGCTCGTTTTCCTGATCGCATCAGCGACAGGTTAGGGCGCTCTATCCCCATTCGTTCCGCAAGTGCCGTATCGCTACCGCACACTTTTGAGGCTTTGTCAATAAGGTCTTTTACGGATTGCATGTATCACTCCTGATATCTGAGACTCTACCACTGTATCGATATTGATACAGCCACGGAGTTATCAAACATGATCCAAGTATCGGTGACATCGACCGAAGTGCGCAACCAACGCGGCACAGCCAAGGCAAGCGGCAAGGCTTACGACCTCAACTTTCAAACCGTCTGGTTCCACACTCACGACCGGGCAGGCAACAAAAACCCGTACCCCGAAAAGTCGGAAATCATCCTCGAAAAGAACGAACAGGGCGCCCCCCTGTTTTGGCCCATCGGTGAATACACCCTGGCGCCTTCCTCGGTGTACGTGGACCGCTCGGGCAATCTCGCAATCGCTCCGCGCCTCGTTGCTCTCAAGCCCAAAGCCGTCGCGGCCTGAGCATCATGCAAGAGGCCATGCACGCGGCCCGCTTGGTCGCTGCTCAATCGGCACTGCTCGCCCTGCTCATTGAGCAGCGGGGCGACCACATCGAAAACGTTGACGGTGTGTCCGTCACGCTCGCTTTTGACGGCGAGACAACCGGCCTCGATGTGATCTACACATCCAACGGCATGCCAGTGGGCGGTGAGGGCGCATGAGCGAATCCGCCCGCCGCGTCCTCGTTCTTCGCTACTGGCTTGAAGCCATGGAAGAGAAGGGCGCCACATCGTCCTACGCAGTCCAGCAGGTGTACATCACCGAGCCCAAGCTGCGTGAGGCCGCTTCGTTCGTCATCGGCTGGGGCTGCTGATGGTCGCCGCAGTTTCCAACCTCCTGCACTTCGACAGCACGCCCGGAATGGTGCGCGCTGCTCACGTTGCGCACGCCCGTTCGTGCGCTCGTTTCGAGGCGCAGCGTGTCCAGCAGGAGGCGCGCAGCGCCTCCGGGCTTGTCTCAGTATCAACAACTTGCACAAGCGGGTCTGTTGTTGTCGATTGGGCTGAAAACTGCATAACCATTGACCCCAAAGCCTCCCGCGTTACCCGCTTGCGCAAGGGCCTTGGTATCGCTGCGAAGCAGCTTCACAACCAGGGCGATAAAAACCAAACGATCTGGATGCAGACCCTGACCTACAAAGGCGACAACCGCCAATGGAGGCCAGAGCACATCAGTCGTTACCTTGATGCACTTCGCAAGTGGCACTACGCCCGCACAGGCTCCAAGGCCGTCCGTTACGCCTGGGTAGCCGAGCTTCAACAACGCGGCGTCATCCACTATCACGTGATTGTGTGGCTCGGCGCTGGACTGACCCCTCCCAAGCCCGACCAGCCTTGGCACAGCAAGGACCGCAAGGGCCTTAAGCAGTGGCACCCCCCTATGTGGTCGCACGGCATGTCTAACCGCCTGCGCTCAACCGCTCCAGTGGCCTACCTCATGAAGTACGCCAGCAAGATCGAATCCAAGAACGTTGGCACCTTCCCTCACGGTGCCCGAATTCATGGGGCAGGGGGTCTAGACACCTCCGGTCGTGCCATTCGTCGCTGGGTCCTCTGGCCTGCCTATGTCCAGTGCAATGCCTCAGTCGCTGACCACTTCAAGCCCGCTACTGGCGGCGGCTATATCAACGAATCGACCGGGGAAGTCCTCTTGCCTGAGTTCGCCCCAACTGGCGGCGGCTTCACCAGCTTTATCCGCATCAGAACCACTCCACGCCGTATCGACCCGGCTGGCCCTTTCTCCTGGCTACCAACTTCCACACAGGTGCATTGATGGAAATCGACCTCTCATTTTTCGCCCATCGCGTTGCAATGCTCGCCTGCCTTTCTGGCTTCGTCGGCGGTCTGCTGTTCGTGCTGGTGCATGGCGCAGTAGTCGCCCTCTCTGAGCGTCTGCGCTCTCGCGCACACCGTGCCGAACGCATCGCCCAGGCACGCATTCGCCAGCAGTCAATCATGCGGGCCATGCCACGTGGCTGACCCCACTGTTATCGAATGCCCCGGCACCTGCACGGTGACTGTGGTGCATGAATTAAGCCTCCCTCCGCTGCAACTCGATACAGCGGATGGAGCAGCCATCGCGGGCGCCGTCCTCGCGGTCTGGGCTGTCGGCTGGGCATTTCGCATGCTCATTCGCACCCTGAACATTGACGGCAATTCATCAACTTCATCTGAGGAAAACTGACATGCAAAAAACCTTCAATCGCTCGCTCGTCGCCGTTGTCGCTCTGGCCGGTGCTGCTGCTGCCAATGCCGCTGCTGTGGATGTGACCGCCGTCACTACAGACATTGCCGCACAGGCCGCACCTATCGCCGCTGTCGGCGCTGCCGTGCTGGTGCTCTACGTTGGCATCAAGGCGTTCAAGTGGGTGCGCAAGGCTCTGTCCTAAGCCCTCACTGCATCAGTCCCTGACCGGCCGGCAGGGGCCTTGCAAAAGCTCACGAGGGGTGAGCTTCTACAAGGTGCAAAACAAATGGGCCTCTTCGTCATCATCGCCATCCTGGGGGCCGCATGGCTGATCTTTACCGCCTGATCGTCGCGGTCCTCCTGCTGTGCTTCGGACCTCCCGCGTTGGCCGATGGTGGCCCCTTCCCTGCAACGCCTGGGCAGTGGAATACAGCCTATTGCAACTCCACCAATTTCCCTGTCGGTCAACTGGGCGCCGGTATCTCCGCCAGTTGGACGTGCAAGGCCACGGCTAATCCCAATGTGCAGGACTGCGGCTACACATACAACAACGGGTATTACGACGGCAAATGCACCCAGCAAAAGGGGCCGGACTCTTGCCCCTCCGGCTCAACCATGAGCACTAGCGGTTCTGGCGCCTCTGTCTGCACATGCGGCGCTGGCTTGGTCCCTTTCAATGGCGGTTGTCAGCAAAAGCCACAGTGCCCCGAAGGCACGCACGAAGAGGGCGGTGCATGCGTTCCAAACGACTGCAAACCCGATGAAACCCGCGTCAATGGTGTGTGCGTCAAAGACCCGCCGTGCCCTGCCGGTGAAACCCGCATCAATGGCGTGTGCAAGAAAAACAAATGCAAGGCGGGCGCCTCCGCAGGTGACTACACGGATCTGAGCGATAGCGTCACCTATCTTTGCGAAATGTCCGATGGCATGAATTGCCAAGTGCGTATCAAGCCCACCATCTGCGTCAAGATTGACGGCATTGAGAGCTGTACTGGTGCGGGCACCTTCACAGGTGCCACCTGCTCCGGTGGCAATGGAGGCACAGGCGGCGGCAATGGCAGCGGCGATGCTGGCGGAAACAATGGTGGCAATGGTTCTGGCCCTGGCACTGGTGGCGGCGGTAATGGTTCAAATGGCACTGGCTCTGGTGGCACAGGTACAGGTGGCGGCGGCACTGGCACAGGTACTGGCGGGGGTGGAACAGGCACAGGCGGCGGCGGCACGGGCTCAGGCGGGACCGGTAGCGGTGGTACCGGCTCAGGGGGCACCGGGGATGGTGGCACTGGCAACGGCGGCACCGGCACAGGCACCGGAAATGGCGGCTCCGGTCCGGGCTCCGGGTCAGGGGGGCCTAACTTGCCACCCCCCATCGTCATTCCTCCAGCTCCTGAAGGTGTTTGCCCTGACGGCTATCACAAAAGTGGCAATTGGTGCGTGAAGAACCCGGTTCCTCCCGATGGCAACGGCGGTTGCCCTCAAGGCTCCGTGAAGATCAACGGCAATTGCGTTTACACGGAACCTCCATCCGGTGGCGGTGGCGGCACCGGCACAGGTGGCGGCGGCACTGGCACAGGTTCAGGTAATGGTGAAGGCGAGGAGGGCAACGGCTTTGGCGGCTCCTGCATTTCTGGCTTCGCCTGTGAAGGAGACGCCATTCAATGCGCCATAGCGAAGGAGCAGTACGCCCGTAACTGCAAGCTGTTTGACGATACAAGCGCCGAATCTGACCTCTACAACGCCAACAAGGGCAAGACCGGCAACCAGACCGGCGATCTACCCGGAAACGAAACCATCAGCCTGAGCGGTCGCATCGACACATCGGACCCGCTCGGCGGTGGTGGCTGCATCGGAGATTTGAGCATCACCGTGTGGGGCCATGGCGTTTCCTTACCCCTTTCCAACCTCTGCCAGTACCTTGCCATGCTCGGCAATATCTTGGTGGCTGTGTCGATGCTCATGGCCGCCCGCATCGTCACAAGGGGATAACACCATGCCTATTTTTGTTGCTGCCATTGGCGGCATGTTGATTAACCTCGTTGGCACCCTCGCGGGCCGCATCCTGATCGCCTTGGGCATCAGTGTTGTGACCTATACCGGCGTGTCATCGTCCCTCGATTGGATGAAAGCCGGGGCGCTGGCCGCGCTCGGTGGCCTACCTGCTGAAATGATCGGCCTGATTGGCTTCATGAAAGTAGGGGTGTGCATCAGCATCATCACCAGCGCAATCGCTGCGCGGGCAGTCGTCAGCGGCATCAGCGGCGACAGCTTCAAGAAGTGGGTCATGAAATGATCTATCTGACCACCGGAGCGAACGGCGCCGGAAAAACGCTGATCACCCTGCGCGATGTGCGCGCCCAGCAACTCAAGGAAAACCGCCCGGTCTACTATCACGGCTTCGATATGGACGAGGCCAAGGCAGTGGAATTCGGCTGGCAGAAGTTCGACCCCAAGAAGTGGCAAGACCTGCCTGATGGCTCCATCTGCGTGATGGACGAATGCCAAAACGAATTCCCGCTCAGGCGCTCAGGCTCTGACGTTCCGGACTACGTGCAAGCCATCGCCCAGCATCGGCGGCGTCGCGGCTTTGACTTCTGGATGATCTGCCCGCACCCATCGCTGATTGATGTGTTTGTGCGTCGCCTGATCGACAAGCCTTCATGGCACCGCCACCTGAAACGGGCCTTTGGCGCCGATGTGGTGAGCGTTCTTCGCTTCTCAAGCCCGGACATGAAGTGCGAAGAACCCGGCGCAGGCGCACGCGGTGAAGTCTCGATGGTGGGCTATCCGAAGGAGGTTTACAGTTGGTATCGCTCGGCCAGCTTGCACACCGGGAAAAAGAAAATCCCTCGGGCCGTCTTTGTCCTGGCCGCGTGCGCCATCGCCGTTCCTGCGGCTCTGTACTTCGCTATCACTGGCGTTTACAAGAACGCCACGAAGCAAGCAAAGCCAGCTACAGAAACCATAGCAAACCAGCCAGGCACAAATGCCGCCGCTTCACCTAGTCAAAACCTGCGCCAAGTCGCCCAGGTGATGACCGCAGATGAATACATTGCGCAGCGTTCGCCCAGGTTGAAAGACTTCGCTCACACGGCACCGGCTTATGACGAAGTGACGAAACCGACAGAGGCGCCGTACCCTGCGGCGTGCGTCCAAATGGGCAAAACCTGCAAGTGCTACACCCAGCAGGCCACGCTATTGCAGGTCAGCGGGGCCGTGTGCCTCCAGATCGTGGCGCAAGGCTTTTTCATGGACTGGAAAACGGCCAGCAAGGGGGAATACAGCCACCGCGACAGGGGCGACTATCAGCAGGGCCGCAACATGCCGCCAACGGGCCAGCAAATGGCCCAAGCGGCCCCGGTTCGCACCGTGCCAGTGCCCGACCCAGCGCACAAGCATCCGCAGGTGCAATCGACGTCTGAATGGGCGCAAGGTCTTGCAGCGCGCAATGCACAGGTGCGCTCCAGCTTGACCCAGTGAGGCCGCTTCTTCATTGAGAGACAACGGGGACCCGGACCGGAGACCTTGTGTCGTAGGTTTGGGGCGGGGGTATGGGGCCGCAGGGCACCATGTAGGACCGTTGCACAACCCTTACCCCATAAAAAAAGCCCGCGATCTGCGGGCCACTCAATAAACCGGGTCAGTCTCAGCAAGTAGCCGCCGAGGATGCGCCACAGGGATGCAAGCGCAGCGCAGCCCGGAGGCGTACCGCAGCGCGGCGTAATAGCGAG